CGGTATATGGCACCAAAACCCCCTGCTTATCCCCAGGAGTGTAAGTCAAAGAGAAAAGTTCTTTCATCTTATCACTCACTGTCACCTGGTTGAATAACTCACATGTCTCATCATCAACGGAATTGACGTTATCATCGCCAAAAGTCTGCAAGAACACATGGTCCCACATTGCACTGTTATCCCCTGTCAAAGCCACATAACACCCTGTCAACGTGATAAGGGAATACATGGAATTGACCATGGTAGTCAAAGGATGCCCACTGGGTAACGACTTGTTCCATTGCACGACATACCTCAACTGGCTACCGAAGCCAGTGATGTGCCGTGAATGAACCAAATCCATCCACAATACCGACCGGACCATGTCATCTTCCTGCCTGTGGTTTAAGTTATTAAACTTGTACCAACGATTGACATAACGCAAGATGGCCATGTGTATCCAGGGTTGCTCACTTGCATCGAAACGGCTAAAATCGCCGTCAAACACCTTGTCTGAGCGCTCTAACAAACGCTCAGCCAACATAAACCATTCCTTGTAATGGTTAAGGCCTGGAGACATCCCATTAACCACATGAGTGGAAAACATCGCCGCCAAAAATGCCCCAAAATACATGCGAACAGCCACCGTATAATCCAATGGAGTTGCAGATATCATACGAGTGGCTACATTCTCCACTTTATGCAACGGACGCAATTCATCCTTGAGGAAGTCAGTGCACAAATGCAAGGACCGAATACCCTGCCGCGCACGCTCCACTATAGTATCAACATCCGTGCGCAAAGTCTGCAATGCCTTCGTGGGTTTCACAAAATCAACGTCTCCCTCAAAGCCCAAAAATGCGGTCTTACCAGGAAACTTGGGAGACACAAAAGGTGTATATTTATACCCGGCACTGGTCTTCCGGTTAATGGGCTTCAACTTCCACCCCTCTGGTGGGACAATAGCCTCTTCAAATGACAATACATCACGTGGGTAATGCTGAGTAGCATTCCAATGGGGCTTCATTGCCATTTCCACAACCGGCTCCAGCGACCCCTGGTCCTTACACTCAAGGGGGGTCTGATAAGCCTTAACGGCCTCGGCCATGGGCTCCTTGATAACACCTTCGCGCTCAACCGGTCGTAAAATAGCAGGTGCAGTGGGGCACGGACCAAATAACTGGTCACGGTGCATAGAAGACTCCTTCAGAGCCGTCTGCGTAGGCATGTTAACAGGATTGGAAAGAATACCCACCAATTCA